CCTAGGTGACTACATTTAAAATATTCTAGGAGGAATATTATGGCAACAACTACATTTTCGGGACCGATAAAAGCGGGAACGATTTCAAACACTACTGGTACTACAGTTGGATCAGATATGAAAAATACTGGCCAAGTTGTAATGGCACAAACAGCAGCTATTGATTTATCAGCAGGTGCACTGGCAGCAGTCGCAACTGATATTATCATTCCAGCAAATTCACAAATAATTGATATTGTTTTTGACAGTATCACAGCAGCATCAGGTGCTACTAACATTAGCCTTGGTCAAGTTGGTGGATTAGCTACTGCATATGTTAATACTTATGCTATTGGAACAACTGTTGGAAGAAAATACCCAACAACTGAAGCTGGTGGAGCACTAGCTTGGGAAGATGTTGGAGCAAGTGATACAAGATTTAATGTAACTAATTCAGCAGCAACAAGTGCTGGTGAGTTAAGAGTTACTGTTCTGTATCAACAAAACATTAATTTAGGTTAATAAATAATTCAGTGTGGGCTCCGGCCCACACATAAATTTTAAGGAGAACAAATGGGTTCATATTCAAGTGATCAACTAGTAGCATACGCTACTACAGACGGACAAATGGTTCCTACAAGCCAAATGGCTAGATTAACTTCTATTCAAGCTGAAGCAGCTTCTGGATCTAAATTAATATTCAAAAGTGGCGGAACAAGTGGAACAGTAATTGCTACATACGAATTTGGTGACGAAGGTCTACAAATGTATCTTCCAGGTTCTGGAATTCGTTTTGATGAAGGCATTTATTTAGATTTGACAGCTACAGCAAGTGTTACTATAACATTTACGTAGGAGCAAAATTGTGGCTACAATAACTTACACAGTAACCGTAGCATCGGGGACTAATCAATATGGTACCGCTAATAAATTTTATATTAACGGTGAGGTCAGTCCTGTACTCTATTTACAAGAAGGTAATACTTATATCTTCGATCAATCAGATACTTCAAATGCAACAGGTGGATCACAAGTTTTATCTTTTTCTACAAATGCTAATAATTCCCCGGCTGCTGCTTACACAACAGGAGTAACAACAACTGCTGGCTCTGGAGGAGGAGCGGGATCTGCTGGTGCAAAAACTACAATTATTGTAGCACCGGTTAGAACTACCGGCGCACCTTTATTATTTTATTACTCTGCAGTAACTGCAGGGATGGGTAATACTGCACAAACTATTTCACCTACTTCTGAAACTACAGAATTTAATCCACAAATAGATGAAGTTATTGAAGAAGCTTTTGAAAGAACAGGTGTAAGAGGAGTTAGAACAGGATTTCATTTAAGATCTGCAAGACGATCTTTAAATATTATGTTTCAAGAATGGGGTAATAGAGGTGTTCATTTATGGAAAGTAAAACTAGCTAAAGTTCCGTTAGTTGAAGGTCAAGCAGAATATAATTTTGCATCAGATTCAGAAAATTTTCCTAGTGATATAGATTCAGTATTAGAAGGATACTACAGAAATAATTCTACCACTACTGCACCTGTAGATATAGCACTTACAAAAATTGATAGGTCTGCTTATTCAGCAACACCAAATAAATTAGCTAAAGGCACACCTTCACAATATTATGTAGAAAGAAAATTAAACCCAAGTGTATTCTTATATACAACACCAAGTTCAAGTGTATCAAGTACAACTACACCAAGTAGTTTTCAATTTTGTTTTTATTATTTATCTAAAATTCAAGATGTTGGAGATTATAATAATACATCGGATGTAGTAAATAGATTCTATCCTTGTATGATGTCTGGACTAGCTTATTATTTAAGTTTAAAATATTCACCAGACAGTAGTCAAGAATTGGAAAGAAGATATGAAAGTGAATTATTAAGAGCACTTGATGCAGATAATCAAGGTACATCTACTTTCATTTCACCACAAACATTTTATGGAGATGGAGTATAATGGGTAAGTACGCATCAGGTAAACACGCATTAGCAATTTCTGATAGATCAGGAATGGCATTTCCTTATGATGAAATGGTCAGAGAATGGAATGGATCTTTAGTTCACAGTTCAGAGTTTGAAGCAAAGCAACCACAGTTAAATCCGAAACCTGTAGGAAGTGATCCACAAGCTTTATATAATCCAAGACCACAACCAGCATCTAAAACAAGTTTAATACTTTTAGGTAACAATCCATTTACATCTATTAAATATGGTGGAGCAACTTATGTAAATGTTTATTCAGAAGATCATCAAAGAAGTGCGGGTGATATAGTAAGATTTAGAGGAAATCCTCAAGTAACTTCTGCAGGACCTGGTGGTTCTGATCCAGCAGATGCAAAAAACTTACAAGCTTTTGCAAACATTCCAACTTTTGATAATGTAAGTGATTTAAATAGTGCAACTGGATTTACCATTGCATTAGGACAAATAGATTCTGCAGGAAATGTTACAGGAAATACAACAACAGATTCTTTAACAAACCCTATAAATTATTTTTATATAACTAGTACTAGTAATGCAACAGCAGGTAATGTAAAAGGTGGCGGAGCAAACTGTTCAGCAGGACCAGTAACATTAGGAGTAGTAAACGGATAATGGCATACACTTTAGACAATTTAAGAACTGATATTAGAGGATATACTGAAGTAGATAATGGTTCAGGTACTCCAAAAGTTTTAACTGATTCTGTTTTAGCAACAATTATTAAAAATGCAGAAAACAAAATTACAAGAGCTATTGATACAGATCAAAATGTATTTTATGCAACATCAAATGCTATTGTTGGAAATAGATATGTAACTATTCCATCAGATTTAAGAGCAATTAGATATGTACAATTTAAAGATGCTAACGGAAATCAGTTTTATTTAGAGCAAAGAGACACTAGTTTTATGGCAGAATATTATTCTACACCTGGAACTCAAGCTGTAGATATTCCAAAATACTACGCAAATTGGGATGAAACTTACTGGGTAGTAGCCCCAACACCAGATAAAACTTATGAAATTACACTAGCTTATGACAAAGAGCCCGACACTATTACAGATACGACTTCTAGTCCCGCTCCAGCTACAGTAGGAACTTATTTATCAAATAAATATCAGGATTTACTTTTGTACGCTTGTCTGGTAAATACATATGCGTACTTGAAAGGTCCGCAGGATATGTTACAATACTATACAAAAGCATATACAGAAGCTTTAGAATCGTACGCTATCGAGCAAATCGGTATCAGACGCAGAGACGAATATCAAGATGGTGAAGTTCGCGCTCAACTTAACGTAAAACCACCATCAAGCAATTAAGGAGATAAAATAATATGGCAAATATAATACCTTTTAGTTTTAGAGGTGCACTCTTTTCTGGACAACACGATTTCAAGGCGTCAGGAGGAAACACTTTTAAACTATCTCTGTATGTTGGGGGTGGAACTTTTCCATACACAACAGCAAGTACTGTATATTCTGCTACTGACGAAGTAAGTTCTGGTGGAGGTTCTAATTATGCAATTAAAACTTTAACTAATAATGGAGTTGCTTCAAGTACAGCAGTTGCTTCAGTTGACTTTGCAAACGTAACTTGGTCAAGTGCAACTTTTACTGCAGCCTACGCAGCAATATACAATTCTGATACAGTTGATAGTACAGCAAATAGACTAGTAGTGGTTTTAGATTTTGGTGGAGCAAAGACAGCAACGAATGGTGATTTCACTATTACGTTCCCTGATCCGGCTACACCTGCTAATGCAATTATTAGTATGAGTTAAGGAGAAAATTTATGGCTTTAGTTATAAATGATAGAGTAAAAGAAACTAGTACAACTACAGGCACAGGCACGTTAAATCTTGACGGTGCTTCAACTGGTTTCGTAACTTTTGTTGCAGGAATTGGTAATAGTAATACAACTTACTATGCTATTCACGAACAAGGTACAGCAAATTGGGAAGTTGGTATTGGTACAGTAACTGATGCAACACCTGATACTCTTGCAAGAACTACAGTTTTAAATAATTCTGTAGGAAGTACAGCTAAAATTAATTTTTCAGGCACTTTGGATGTATTTTGTACAATGCCTGCAAGTAAATCGGTTTATCTGGATTCAACAGGTACACCAGTAGGAGCGGCGTCAGCAGGTTTTGCATTAGCAATGGCCGTGGCGTTATAAATAGGAAAAAAATATGGCACAAGATTTTAGAAATGTATTAGTTAGAACAATTGGAACAGGTGATACTACTTTATTAGCAGCTGGAAATTATGATGCAGTAATTGGTATTAGATGTTGTAATATTTTAACATCAACTATTGCAATTGATGTTAAGATTGCTAAAGGCGGAGCTGATTACTTCCTTGCAAAAGGGGTAAACATACCACCAAATTCTGCTATTGAATTAATTCAAGGCGGAGCAAAAATTGTTTTAGCAAGTACTGATACGTTAGAAGCAGTCTCTGATACAGCTAGTAGTTTAGACGTGGTTCTTTCGTACATCGATACAATTAGTTCGT